ACGGCACGTTGTACGGTGGGGCTGGAGCGTGGGAGATCAACGCCAGTTCGTCCGGCTCCTCGGTTACGAACGCGACAATTCGCAACCTCACCTTCAACGGGCCGGGTGGGGAGGAACTGGACGCGACAGTGGCTTGTGTGAATGGGGGGAATTGTAGTGGGGTTGATTTTGGGGGGGCAACCGGACCACTCGTCAACGGCGGATTAGTAAACGCCGGACTCGTAAACGCCGGACTCGTAAACGGAGGCTTAGTCGGAGCATGAGTTACCAAGGCGACTACGCCGAAGACTCGACAGTCTACATCTACTTCACCACACACGACGGCGACGGGGCCTCAGTCGCCCCATCCTCAGCGTTCGAGGCCGCCGATGTAAAGATATTCAAGAACGGCAGCGACACCGAGAAGACTGCCGTAAACGGCCTCACGATGACTTCTCCGTTCAACTCCATCGTCGGGCTGCACTGCCTCGCCATCGACACGAACGACGATACGAACGACGCCGGGTTCTGGGTGACGGGCAGCGACATTGCAGTGGTGCTCTCCCCGTCCGACGAAACCGTAGACTCGCAGACGGTGGTCCGGGTGATTGGGGAGTTCTCGATTGAGAATCGGTTTGTGGAAGTCGACTTGGTAAAGATTCACGGCACGGCCCTCACCGAAACCTCCGGGCAGTTGGCGGGGCGGTTCGTGGATTTCTTCGATCAGGCTGCGGTGACGTTCAGTGTGGCGACGGCTTTGAGTAGTTTCAAGGCGACGGGATTCAATGTGGTCGTTCCCCCAAGCCTTGCTGAGTTCAACGCCCGAACGTTGGTGGCGTCGGAGTATGGGACGGCGACGAACCAAGGCACGATGGCCACGGCACTTGCAGATGGCACTATCCAGGTCGGCACAGTTCGGGACGGGGCTATCGGAGTAGCAGCCGTGGCAGACATCTTCAGCACAACGGCTCTCACCGAGGCATACGCCGCAGACGCCGCAGCGGGGACACCGGCCCAACTGCTCTACCTAATCCTGCAAAGCGTGTCGGAATTCGCCATCAGCGGTGTGACCAAAACCGTCAAGAAACTGGACGGGAGCACAACGGCCGCGACCTACACGCTCGACGATACAGACGAGCCTACCAGCATCACGAGGGCGACGTGATGGCTGATGTCAATGACATCGTCTGTCTTGGGCTTGGCGGCTGGTCGAGCGTGTATTCGCTGCCAACGTTAGGATTCGGGATCAAGGCAGAACCCGCCGCATGGCGACTGCTCGCCGCCCAAGTGTATGTGCCCGGGGCGGTCAAGGCAGGGGTCAACGTCGATGGTGCCCTGGCATCCGAAGTCTACATCGGCGGGGCAACCAAGGCGGAGGAAATACCATGAGCACAACCAGCGTCACACAACAGGCCATCTGGGAGGGGAAAGACGCCTCTTACATGGCCCGCATCCAGCTTGCAGGGGTCGATCTCACACAGGCCAAGACAACCAGCGTTACGAGAAACATCTACGACACGAGCAGCACAACGCCCAAGACGGCGATTGATACGACGGTTCTGACGGTGGCAAGCGTGGTATTCGACGCGCTCCAGACGGACGATCGGTGGACGGTGACGGACGACGGCTACAACTTCCGAGACGATATCGGCGGGGCGGAGTTCCCAAACGGCGGCCATACGTACCGTGTGGAATACGACTTCGTAGGAAGTTCAGGGGAGTTGTTCGGGGCGGCGTGTGAGCTGCCGGCACAAGAGTGGTTTGGCTGATGCCCACCAAGCCCCCTCGGACGTGTAGCCGATTCGGCTGCCCTGGTGTGCGGGGCCCTGACGGCTGCACAGTGTGCGAGGCAGGGAAGCGTAAGACGGGATGGGAGAGCGACAAGCGGCGAGGGAGCCGACACGAGCGAGGATACGACAGCCAGTGGGTGAAGCTGAGGGCCAGGAAGCTCAAGGCCGACCCGATGTGCGAACGGTGTGAGGCCGAGGGGTTCGATGAGGTGGCTATAGAGGTTCACCATAAGGTGGCCTTCAAGGGGCTCAGAGACCCGCTACGGCTGGCGTGGGACAACCTGGAGAGTGTGTGTAAGGGGTGCCATCAGAAGGCGACAGGAGCGAGGAAGTGAGTACGACAGAGCGATATCGTATCACTACGAACGGTGAGCTGTTCAGGGTGGAGGAATGGCGGCCGATCACCACTCCCTATCCGCACGGTCCCCGCGCCCCCTGCATCTCACACACGGCGGGCCGTTGGGTACACGTAGGGGGGCCACACACCAGCCTATCTATCGCCCTGGGCTGGCTAGGGTACGCGACGATGGACGAGGCAGTGCAGGCAATGGAGGCACGCATCGAGGCGGACACGAAGGCAGAGCGGCCATGGGTGCCAGTGGGTGCTGAGCCCCCCAAGCCCGCGTGCTCGTGCGAGGCGGCCCAGAGGGTGCATGGGCTTGAGAATGCCCTGAAGGATGCCAGGCCAGAACTACGCTACATCAGGGAAGCGATGGGGGATGATTCGGTGATCTATCTCCCATCGTTGGTCCGGCTGATGGTGGAGGAGCTAGACCGGCTGCAACAGGCAGCGCGGCCAGTGGCCGAGTGGATTCCCTATGAGCAATGGGCTACGAGCCAGACCACCGATCAAAAGGAGGGGCGCGCATGAGTTTGCCAAACTCGTGTAATTCAGCGGGGGGCGACGGGTGATTGCGCTACAGCCGAGAATTGGGGTAGATCCCCCCGTGGTCGTTTTTTTACAGACCTTCTGTCAAGGGACCGGTGTTGCCAGCGCGGCTCTCGCTGCGCGAAATCCGATAGGGGGGGGGTGAGAGCCCGTGAAGATCCGAGACCGAATTAGGGAACTGCGGCGGGTCAAAGCCTCCGAGCTGTTGCCGCATCCGAAAAACTGGCGAACCCATCCAGAGGCCCAACAGGACGCCATGCGGGGCGTGCTGGCTGAGATCGGCTGGGCCGGCGCCGCGTTGGTCCGCGAGACGCCAGACGGCCTACAGCTCATTGACGGGCACCTCCGCGGCGACGTGGCTGGTGACGCCAAGATCCCGGTTCTCGTGCTGGACGTGACGGAAGAAGAGGCGCGGAAGATTCTGGCGACTCACGACCCTCTCGCTTCCATGGCCGAGGCCAACCAACAGGCCCTCGGCGAACTACTTGCCCAGATCGACACAGAAAGCGAATCGTTGCAGGCGATGCTGGACGGGCTGGCGGAGGAGAACGGGATTGACCTTTGCGAGCCGGGGGCGGAGGAGCAGCCCGACACAAGCGAACAGCTCGGCAACGTCGAATACCGGATCATTCTCACCTGCAAAACCGAACAGCAACAGCTCGAATTACTGACCGAATTCGGTGAAAGGGAGCTTGAATGCCAAGCATTGATATCGTAGTCCAGACAGACGTATCGAAGTCGTCGCGCGTTCAGCAGTTGAGCGCGATGTTTGACGTGCCGCCACGGGAGTCGTCGGAGTGCCAATGGAAGTTCGACGCCCCTTTTGAGAAAGAAGACTGGCTGGTCGGGCTGATCGTGGGCCCGAGCGGAGCGGGAAAGACCACGGTGGCCCGTCAGCTCTTCGGCGATCATGTCGACGTGCCGATGGAGTGGGGCGGCAAGTCGGTGATCGACGACTTCTCTGCCGAGACTTCGATGGAGGACATCGCCGCGGCGTGTCAGGCGGTAGGGTTCAATACAATCCCGTCTTGGCTGCGACCGTTCCCTGTGCTGTCCACGGGAGAGCGGTTCCGTGTGGAGCTTGCTCGTCGACTGTTGGCGTGTGAACCTCCTGTTGTCGTCGATGAGTTCACCAGCGTGGTCGACCGCCAAGTGGCGAAGATCGGGGCCCATGCGGTGCAGAAATACGCGAGACGAGAGAAGCAGCAATTCGTGGCGGTGACGTGCCACTATGACGTGATCGACTGGCTGCAACCTGACTGGATCATCGAACCCGGTATTGGCAAGTTCGCCCGGAGGTCACTTCAACGACGCCCCGAGCTGCCAATCGAAATCGCCCGAGTGGCTCACCCGGCGTGGCGACTTTTCGCTCCATACCACTATCTGACGGCGAGTTTACATCGTGCGGCGAATTGCTTCGTTCTGTTTGTCGATGGAGAGCCGGCGGCTTTCGCGGGGGTGTTGCATCGTCCGCACCCGAAGACCCGAAACCTTAAGGGGATTAGTCGATTGGTGACGCTACCGGATTGGCAAGGGTTGGGGTTGGCGTTCGTGTTGGTGGATGTGCTAGGGGCCGCCCATAAGGCGATGGGGTATCGGTTGCATACTTATCCGGCGCACCCCGCGTTGATTCACGGGTTTGACAGATCGAAGAGGTGGGCGATGACGAAACGACCTGGCTTTAATGCGCCCGGTCGGTGGGCTGTGGCGGCAGGCGCGAGCAAGCGGGAGCGAAGTCATCTCCCCCGGTCAGCGCGTCCCTGCGCCACCTTCGCCTATGCCGCCGCCGGCATGGACCGAACAGAAGCAGCCAAACTGACCGGCCTCCAGCCTTTCAAGACTTCGCGGGCCTATGTACCGGCCTCTCCAACCCCCGAAACTTCTCAAGCTGCGAGCGAGTGATGGCCCAATTTCTGCCGATCTTCCGCCCGAGTCGCCCGTCCTGGCAGAGTTGCCGGACGCGGATCTCGGAGCGGTCGAGTTCGACAGCGGCCTCGGCGGTGGTGAGATATTCGGTGCTCATAATCCTAAGTCTATCGCTATCGACGGCTCAAGGCAAGTCGATTTCGTACAGCCCTTGCTTCCCTGACATCGGGACGGGCTTCGCCAACGGCTTGGGGTTTCGCAAGATCCAGCAGAACGGGCCGGTCGCGAGCGGATCGTCGGCCAGCCCCCATTCATCCTCGACGCCTGGGAGGTTTCGCGTACCGGGTTGCCACGGGACGACGGCGACCAGGTCGACGGTTCCCAGTACGGTTCCGCGGGTGACGTCGCCGGGCACGTCGAATCCGAGGGCTTCAAGAGTCGCTCGGCTGGTCGGGTCAAGGGACTGCCCGGCGTGGATCGCCAGGGGGCCTCGGTACGACGTCGACCAGGTTCGATTCTCGGCCGGTTTGAGACCGGCGATGATCGCCCAGGCCCAGTATTGTCTGACGGTGAGGCATCTCATCTCAGAACTCCTCATCAGGGAAAGCAGCGACCAGTTCGCCGGTATCGCGCGACGTCATCAACTCAAACTCTGCTCTGTCCATCGCTTGTCGGTACATCGATTCGGGCGAGGGCAGGGGCTCTCGAATGCTAAAGGCGATCCAGGCCACGCCGTTGTCATCGCGGGCACCTCGGAGTTTGTCGTAGACCTTTTGGGCGGGGGCGGGTTTCATCGTTTCAGCTCCTGTCGTTTCGTGGGTAACTGTGTTTCTCATGTCTGTATTAAGTATATCGGTATCGATACCCTTTGTAAAGAGGGATTCCAGAAAATAGTCAGATTGGCTAACTCGTTGGGCGGCATAGACTTAGCCGCTTAGACTGCAGAGAACCCAGGGAAATACGAAAAAAAGAGCCCCCAGCGTAGCTCACCACGAGAAGAACCATGGGACGCAAACCAAAACCCAACGAAACGAAACGCCGCGCCGGCAACCCCGGCCGCCGTCCGTTGAATGACGCGGAGCCGGTGCCAGTGGCCGACGCCCCGCCTATGCCCGAACACCTCAGCCAGGCGGGCCGGGATGCGTGGGCGTGGCTGTGTGAAGTGCTCGGCGGGATGGGCATCCTCGCATCGTCCGACGTGGCGATCATGACGTTGTACTGTGACACCTGGAGTCAGTACGTGGAGGTTCGAGGCCAGCAGGCAAGCAAGGGCGTGGGGCAATTCCTCGCGAGTAGCGAGAAGGGTTTGTATATCCACCCGCTCTTGGGCGTGGAGAGCATGTTGAAGAAACAGCTTGTGAGCTACATCGGGGAGATGGGATTGACGGCTACTAGTCGGGTTCGGTTGCACGCGGCCCCGAAACAATCAGCCGCTCCCGGCGGAAAAGGCAAATACTTCAAGGTAGTAGGGTAACCCGTACTCTAGGGAGGTGATGTGATGACACGCGAGGTGCGAAAGACGACGTCCAACTGCGGAGCCGCATGCACCGCTCTGATAGCGCTTGCGGTCGTTTGTAGTTTCCTGTTCCTGTTCTGGGTTGTGTGGTGAGGCGGACCATGGAACGTAGAACCTTCCTTGAAACATTCGTGGCATCGCTGGGGGTGCCAGCTTCGATCCTTACGGGCGCACGTACGTGCTTTGGTTCAGTGCCTACCCGCCCCATCCGGTCGAAGCCGTACATGGAAGCGGGGCGGCCGGAGTACGAGGAGCCGTCTCCTGTGTGGGTCGACCTGGGAGCGTTCTGCACCGCCGTGATGGTGGCGCAGACAGGCGGGCCGATTGATTCGCGACTTGTGGAGAAGGGGACGCCATGAACATCCTGCACCGCATCTTCGGCAACCGCAGCCATGTCCCACCCCGCCCATGTCCTGAACCACCCCCACGGCCCAAGACCAAGCCCGAGGCAACCATAGCCGGCCATCAGGTCACTCTCATGGCCATTCAGGAGCTGCCATCGACGGCGGTTCTGGTTGTGGACACGCCCCCCGCTGCCACCGAGGAGGATTGCGTACGGATTCGCGGTGTCCTTATGACTCGGCTAAACGTGCGTGACGTGCTGGTGTTCTGCGGCGGGGTGAAGCTGGCGGGGGTGTATGACGTGCAGGCTGTGGACCTGCGGTGTAGCGCGGATATACCATCTCCTCTGCCGAATAAAGAGACGCGAGACGGAGATCCGCACCCACGGTGAGCACCCAAACCCTTAGCTACGATCTGCAAAAAATAATCCGGCTCCTGCCCGGATACGATCCCTTTGCGCAAGCTGGGGATTGCTGGTTCGACGAGGAGGCGGCGGCGTTCCATATTGGGTTCGTCGAGGATTGCTGCACGCACGTCAAGGGCAAGCTGGCGGGCAAGCCGCTCCTATTGGAGCCGTGGGAAAAAGCTATATTCGGCAACCTGGCCGGATGGAAGCGGCCGGACGGAACACGCCGGTACCGGGAGGCATTGATCTACATTCCCAGAGGCAATGCCAAGACCACCCTTGCGGCTGCGATGATCTGCACGGGGCTCTACATCGACCCCGAGCCCGGGGCGGATCTCTACTCATCGGCGGCCGAACGCGAACAGGCTCGGCTCTGTTTCGAGATCGTGACTGGCATGATCCGGAACGAGCCCTTCATGGAGCAACGGGCGGAACTCTACAAATATTCCATCGTAGTCGGCGACAAGACATACAAGGCCGTGTCGGCAGAGGCGGGAACCAAACACGGCTACAACATCCAGATGGTCGTCAACGATGAGCTGCACGCCCACAAGACACGCGAGCTGACCGACGTACTGATGACCGGCACGGGCAAGCGGGACCAACCGCTTGTGGTTCACTTAACCACGGCCGACTTCGAGCGAGAGGGGTCGATCTGCAACGAAAAGCACGGCTACGCCTGCAAGGTGCGGGACGGGGTGATTGAGGACATGGCGTTTCTGCCAGTCATCTACGAGGCAAGCACCGATGACGACTGGACGGACCCGAAGGTGTGGGCGAAAGCAAACCCAAATCTTGGCGTATCGGTTCCGCTGGACTACATCGAGCGAGAGTGTCAACGGGCCCAAGACGATCCAACTTACGAGAACACGTTCAAGCGATTGCATCTCGATATTAGGACCGAGCAGGCTTTCCGCTGGATGCCCATGGCCAAGTGGGACGCATGCACCGGCCTGGTCGACCCGGAGGCGCTCAAGGGGCGTGACTGTTGGGCCGGCTTGGATCTTGCGAGCGTGTCGGACCTGGCCGCCCTGGTGCTGGCGTTCCCTCTTGACGATGGCGAATACGCTGTCTTGCCGTGGTTCTGGTGCCCTGGTGACACGGCGACCGAACGCGAACGGAAGGACCGTGTGCCATACGTCACCTGGTCGCAGCAAGGGCTCTTGGAGCTGACGCCGGGCAACAGCACCGACTACCGATTCATCCGTCGCCGACTGAACGAACTGGCGAAGGACTACAAGATACAAGAGATAGCCTACGATCCATGGAACGCGACGACGCTTGTCCAGCAGCTTGGAGACGAGGATGGCTTCAACGTGGCGGAACACCGACAAGGGACCGTGTCGATGAATGAGCCCATGAAGATGGTCATGCGGCTCGTACGAGAGAAGAAGCTGCGGCACGGTGGCCACCGAATCCTACGATGGAACGCGAACAACATCTCTGCCCGGTCGGACCCGAGCGACAACGTGCGGCCGGACAAGGAACATTCAGCAGACAAGATCGACGGCATGGTGGCAACGATCATGGCGGTAGGGCGAGCGATGGCAGCCCCGCGGCCGAAGCGGTCGCCGTATGCGACCAGGGGATTTCTGACGACATGAGGACACTCACGCAACGCCGCTCCGGCCTGATTGTGGTAGACAAGCAAGAGCCGGCTGCAACACCAACGCCCCGCAATCTTCTGGAAATAGAATTCGATCGCAAGACGGTGGCGGAGTGTTTCACGACGCTGCTAAACCATTCTTCGATCGGGGGTAGGGGTATCGGCACGCCCAAGGAGAACGGCGAGGCGGCGATTCGCGCGAAGCTTGTTCGGCAATTGGCGGAAGTGCTGCTTGGTGATGACGTTGATTTCGAGATACTCACATAGGCCAACATGAAAATCCAAATATCCAACTCCATCGTTTCTGACGCCCTAATCCTCATCGGGTGCGGCGCGACCGTTGCGGGCGCGTGGTGTCTAGGGTGGGAGGCCGGCTTACTTGTGACCGGGCTCGCGGTGATCGTTGTGGGCTGGGTGCTGCGAGGGGTGGAGATTATGGGGTACGGAAAAAGGAGGCGCAAATGATAGTTGACGCATTACTCGCAGCCACGATCTTCGCCGCAACGCCGCAAGTCCACGACGTGGCCGGCGTGTTCGGCGACCTGGCAACGTTCCGGATGTTCAGCGATAGCGACATGACCGTTGACGCGGCCATGCAGTCGACGACGGTCAACGCCTGCGTGCGGGTGCTAGCCGAGACGATGGCCGTGCTGCCGTTCCATATGTATAAGACCGGCGTACCCGCTTGGCCCGGCAGCGAGCGGATGGCCACCCACAAAGACCCCAGTCATGCCCTGCGGGAGGTGATCCAATACGAACCAAACGGATGGCAGACGGGCTTCGAGTTCCGAGAAATGATGATGGGCCACGTTGCCCTTCGCGGAAACGCTTACGCGATCATAGTCCCCGGCCGCCGCGGCGCAGTCGATCAGCTCATCCCTAAACACCCAGACAGGATGGAAGTGGTTCGGCTGGAGAACGGGCGGCTGGGGTATATCTATCGGCCTATCGGAGTTGCCGAGCAGGAGAAGTATACGCAGGACGAGGTATTCCACCTCCGCGGACTGTCCAGCGATGGAATTACCGGACTGAGCGTAATCGAACTGAACCGCCGGGCGGTGGAACTTGCCCAGCAGGCGGAGGACCACGGGTATAAGTTCTTCAAGAACATGGCCAAGCCCGGTGGCGTGCTCGAAATGCCGGAAGGTCAAACGCTGGACGACGAGGAACAGCACCGGCGGCTCCGTAACTCGTGGCGGGAAGCCCATTCCGGAGATGATCTGTTCTCGGTAGCGTTCCTTGAAGACGGCCTCAAGTGGCACCAGGTGGGGATCTCAAACGAAGATGGCCAGTGGTTGGAAAGCCGGCGTTTTCAGACGGCTGAAATCTGCCGGATGTTTCGTATCCCTCCCCACATGGTGGCAAGTGCGATTGAGCACGGGCACACCTACGCCAACGTAGAGCAGTCCGACCTCGCTTTCGTCAAGCACACCATGATGCCGTGGGTCGTACGGTGGGAACAGGCGATTTGGCGAGACCTGTTGACCGATCAGAAGCAGTTCTATCCGAAGTTTTCGATGGAGGGCTTGTTGCGGGCCGACTCCAAAGCGCGGGCCGAGTATTACCGAACGATGGTTGACCTGGGAGCCTGGTGCCCGAACGATGCTCTTGAGAAAAACGACGAGAACCCATTCCCTGGTGGCGACACGCGAACGATTGCGGCGGGGCGGATTCCGTTGACTGAGAACGGGCCGCTTGTGGTGGCCACGCCTGCGCGTCCGCCAGCGCCTGCGCCCGCGCAATCACTATTCCTTCCCGCTGTTGTCGACACGCTCGACGCTAGCCAGGCCGCCCCGGTATCGTGTACCACCGAATGGGCCGGGGGTGAGTGGGAGGTATCCGAGATCACGGAGGCAACCGAAGCATGCCCGGGAACCACCACGGTTGACTACGGGCTTCTTACCGCTTGGCTCACTGACGCTGCCGGGCGAATTGCCAAAGCGGAGATCGAGCAGCTCGGCAAGCGTGCGGTCCACGCGGCGGAGGACCCCGAGCGGTTCGCTCAATGGGCATCGGATTACTGGACGGGCAAACATGCCGGCTACGTTGCCAAGACGCTCACGCCCCTGCTGTCGGCTACGACAAGCGAAGTCACTCCGGAGCAGGCGGCGGCGACCGTGGCGGAGCAGGCAATCAAGATATTGGCGGCCGGCGACCCGGTGGCTATCTGTGAGACGTGGAAAGAAACCCGGGCCGAGCAATTGGCTAACCTTTTGATGGAGGCTATAGGCGATGACCGACAATCCGAATAACGCGAAGGCATACACGCTGGCGATGCACGGGGCACCGTGGGAGATCCACCCGGAGCGGATGGAAGGATTCCTCAACACGCTCATCGTGTCGGACATGACGGCAGAGGAGATGGAGGAGCGGACGGGGCCGCTGGCAGAGCGTGTAACGGTAACCGTCTTCGATGGCGATCGCACAATATCCGAGCGATACGCTGACCTTCGCGACGGCAAGTCTGCTAGCAAGGGAGGCAACGCCGTTGCTGTCGTGCCCCTTCATGGTCCGATCACGCACCGCTCCGGATTGTTCTCTGCATTCTTCGGCGGCACGTCCACCGAGAAGTTCGGCAAGTTGTTCGACGAGTTGATGGACAATCCGAATATCGGCGCGGTCGTGGTCGACGTGGACAGCCCAGGCGGCGAGGTGTCGGGCCTTGAGGAATTGGCGGCCAAGATATTCAAGGCGCGCGGCACCAAGCCCATGGTGGCCTCGGCCAATACGTGGATGGCATCGGCTGCCTATCGAATTGGGACGGCCTTTGACGAGGTGAACGCCACCCCAAGCAGCGAACTCGGCAGCATCGGCACCTACACGAAGCACGCCGATTATTCTGCGATGCTGGAAAACGAAGGCGTGACGACAACGCTCATTAGTGCCGGTGCTCACAAAACCGAGTTCAACCCGTACGAGCCGCTGTCTGAAGCCGCCAAGGCGGAACTCCAGGCCGGCGTCGATCACTACTATGGCATGTTCGTCAAGGCCGTGGCGAAGCATCGGGGCGTGTCCGCGGCCACGGTCAAAAACGATTTCGGCCAGGGCCGCATGATTCGAGCCAAGGACGCCGTCGAACGCGGCATGGCCGACCGGGTAGAGACGCTCGACGAGACGATCAGGCGCGTGGGCGGCATGCTGCGGGGCAAGGCACGGGCGAAGGCAGACGCGGCTCGGCGGCGTGAGGAGCTGGACCGGCTGGAAGGTGGGGGGGCGTAGCTGTGACCGCACGCCAAGCCCAAGCTCTTGACTTCATCGTACGGTACATCCGTGACGAGGGGATCTCCCCCGCAGTCCGCGAGGTTGCGGCATTTCTAAAGGTCCGCCCGAATGCTGCTCAAGCACTACTTGACCGTCTAGAGGCTTCTGGTGCGATCAAGCGATCACCAGGGATACCACGTTCGATTCGAGTTTTGGAAAACCCAACAGGAGAGCATTGTGCCGGACGAAATTGACCTGAACATGCAGGACGTGGCGTCGGCCTGCGACGAATGGATGCGCCGCTACATTGAGGAGCCAGAGCGTTTTGGCCGCGAATGGCAAACCGTAAAGCAGCATCTCGACGAGGCCGCGAGCGGCAAAGAGCATACCTACGGCAAGCGGTGCGCCCGTTACCTGGTGCAGTTGGTGGCCGAGTCTCGCTGCCCGCCGGTGCCGGCGTGACTTGTACGCTAGTCCAGTTTCGCCAAGCCGTCGAAACTGCATAATGAACTGACGGTTCGGCTTTCCACGCGACAGCGGGAGAGCCAGCCAACCACCGAATACTTTGTCAGGCGGAAGCCGACGCGGTACGAGAGATCGTATCTCGACGACTTCCGCCTTTCTTTTTGGTCGTGACGCCACTACGCGGCAGCGGGTGCGAACGAAAAAACGCAAACCCGTTGCAGTGTGGAGGCTTACGATGGCATCCCGATTGAAGACCTTGCAGGATCGCGCGGCCGTCCTTACGGCCGCCATGCGGACCCTGAACGACGCCGCTGCCAAAGAAGAGCGGCAATTCAGCGATCCGGAGCAGAAGGCATACGACGCCCACAAGGGGGAGCTGGCCGACAACAAGGCCGATCTCGCCCGGGAAATGGAGCTTCAGGAGCTGGAGAAGAATCTGGCTCCGGTCCCCGACGACAACGCCCCCACGCCGGCCGAGGCCGCGGCCCAGCATGGCAACCGCGTGAACGTGGTCGACCCCAAATGGGAGGAAGATCCCAACCGCGGATTCTCCGACCAACGTGACTTCCTTTCCGCCGTGCTGAATGCCGGCCCGGATGTCGAGCGGGCCCGCGACCCCCGGCTGCGACCGCTTGCGCGTCTGAGGACGCACGACACGGCGGGCTCTGACGAGGCCGGTGCCTACGCCGACCCCTATGGCGGCTATCTGTTGCCGAAGGGCTTCTCCCCCGACCTGCTCGCCCTTGATCCCGAGGACGATCCCATTGCCGGCCTGACGACCAAAATCCCGATGGATACGGCCGTTCTCGATATCCCGGCCCGGGTCGACAAGGACCACTCGACGAGCGTGTCGGGCGGTCTGCGAGTTTACCGCCGCGCGGAGGCTGACTCGGCCTCGGCGAGCCGGATGACCTTCGAGCAAGTGACCCTCCGGGCCCACGCGCTTATGGGGGTGTCCTACGCCACCGAGGAACTTCTGAGCCGTTCCCCGCGGTCCTTCGTCGCCCTGCTTGCGGCTGGCTTCAAAGACGAGTTTGGCGCGAAGGGACTGGAAGAGAAGTTGACCGGCTCTGGCGTCGGGATGCCTGAGGGCATTCTGAACACTCCGTGCATGATCTCCGTCACCAAGGAAACCGGCCAGGTTGCCGACACGATCGTCTACGAGAACGTGGTTAAGATGGCCGCGCGCTGTTGGCGTTTCGGTCGCTCCGTCTGGCTGGCCAACCACAACGTCCTGCCGCAACTCGCCCAGATGACGCTTGACGTGGGCACGGGTGGCGTTCCGGTTTGGCAGTTCTCGGCCCGCGAGGGTTTCCCCAGCACGCTGCTTGGTCGCCCAATCTTCTTCACCGAGTTTGCCGAAACCCTTGGCGATACGGGCGACCTGGTTCTGGGTGTCTGGGATCAGTACCTCGAAGGTACGTTGACGGCCCCGCAATCTGCGGAGTCGGTTCACGTCCGGTTCGTCAACCACGAGCGGTGCTTCAAGTTCTGGCTCGAAAATGACGGACGTTGCTGGTGGAGAAGTGCATTGACCCCGCGCAACGGCGACACGCTCTCCCCGTTCGTGAAACTGAACGAGCGTGCGTAAGCGGAGGCCCTGTGAGTTTTCATCCCCAACACTGAATTAGGAGGAAAGCCAAATGGCCTCCCCACAAGCAAGCGAAAAGATCAAGAGCCGCATGGCGGTTACGGCGACCGACTTTGATCCGGATGCGACAACCGCCACGGAAATCTCGTGGGTTGACATGCGGGATTTTGAGTTCTTTCTGTGCAGCTTTTTCCGCACTATCGGAACCGGCACCTTTGCGATGACGATCATCGGCAACGCCGAGAGCGATGGCAGCGGGACCGATGTCGCATTGAAAACCTTCGCAGGCGACGCGCCGGACGCGGTCGGTGACTACGTGTTCCTGGAAGTCACGGCCGAAGAGATCGCCCAGGAGGCATCGGACGCCGGCGTGGCGAATGCCCGGTACGTTACCGCCGTTTGCACGTTCGGCACCAACACCGACGAGGGTGTCGTCACCTACGTGCGAAGTGGTCCGAAACGGGCCTACACCGGGCTGACGGCCGACGTGGTGGCGTAGTAAGCCGAGGACAATCGAATGGCGAAGACTCGCAGACAGTCTCAAGCGGCCTCTCCCGTCATCAGGGCGGGAGAGGTGCGCGAGTTGGCGGCGCAAATATTCGCGCGGATCTACAGGAGCCCGGCCAGCGGGCGCAACCCGGAGCATTACGCGGCCGAGGCGATTAAGGCCGCGCAGGTATTCTACGACATTTGTCCATCGCTAACAAAGGAGTAACCCCGAGATGGCAGGCACAAAAACGGCTTTGTTCAATCGCAAGACCCCCGGCGGGGTGTTCTGTATTGAAGACCAATCAATCACCACGGGTGACCGCTGGTTCGTCGATTCGACGAGCGGCTCAAGCACCAACAGCGGAACCTCGCCTGACGACGCCATGGCGACGATCGACCAGGCAATCGACAAGGCTACGGCCTCGCAAGGCGATATCATTTTCGTAATGCCCGGCCATGCCGAAAACGTCACGACCGCGACCGGCATCAACTGCAACGTGATCGGCATTTCGATCATCGGGCTGGGTGACGGCGACCTAATTCCAACCGTAACATTCACGGCTGCCGCCGGCAGCGTCACGACCAGCGTGGCAAGCGTCACGTTGAAAAACCTCAAGTTTGTCGCAGGCTTTGCGACGGGCGTTACTACCGGCCTGACGATCGCGGGCGGGGCCGACGGCCTGACGCTGGACGGTTTGCATTTCGCCGACACGACCACGAATCTGGAGTTCCTAGTCCACGCGAGCATCGCCACCGGCGTTGACCGATTGCTCATCAAAAACTGCCGCTTTGTCGGTCTCGGCGGAGACATGAGCGGCTCGCTTGTTTTCGCAGGCACGTCGCTTGATGCGGAGATTTGCCACAACTATTGGCAAGTCGATTCCAGCGATTCCGTGATCCACCACGATACCGGCGCTGCGTCGAATATGTATCTGCACCACAACGCGATCATCAATATCGACACAGACACGGCCGAGTATTGTGCCGAGTTCAAGACGGCCAGCACGGGCTGTGCTCACGATAACCGCTTCGGCTACAACAAGGTCGACGCGGAAATCTCCAAGGGTGACGCAATGTTCTGGTTCGAGAATTACGCCTCGAACACCGTTGCTCAGTCCGGCTTGCTTGACCCGGTTACCACGCATGCGATCCCCTAGCTAGGTGACCCATGGGACTTATAAAAAAGCAACCGGTCCATAACGCCACGGACGTTCGCGCATCCGCCGCGGTTACGGCGGACGGCAACGGAACCGCCGTTCGCCTTTGGGCGATGGTCAATGGGATCACCTTTACGTTGGATGTGACCGATGCCAACACGGATGCCGAAGACCTTCTTGACGTGTACGTGCAAACCAAACTGGACGGAACCAACTGGACCGACGTCGTGCGATTCACCCAAGTGCTTGGCGACGGCGGGGCTGTTCGGCATATCGGCAAGGTAACGGCCCAACTGGCCGAGACGATGTTTGAAGTCGATACGGCGTTGACCGCTGGTGCAGTGCGCAACATGCTGGGCGACGACTGGCGAGTGCGGTGGGACCTCACCGAGGCTGGCCCGCCTGGGGCCACGAGCGGCAGCGGTGTAGGCTTGGCTTCGTTCACCTTCTCGGTGGCGGCCTGTCCGCTGTAGGAGGGCCGGAGCGTGAAGATAACACTCGACACGGCCCCTACGGATTTCGCCGTAGACCCGCAGGAATTCCGCAGCCACAGCCGGATTCAGGCGCACTACGAGAACTCGCACATTCAGCGGTTGCTCCGTGATGCGCAGCGGGAGGCCGAGGGGTATCTGCACCGCAAGCTCATCACACAAACGTGGATTCAGTATTTCGATGCCTTCGCCAACCCCCTTCAGCTCCGCTACCCCCCGCTCTTGTCGGCCACGAGTGTGAAATACCTCGACATCGACGGCGACTCCCAAACGCTTGCCTCAACCTACTGGGAAGCGGCTGAGTCCGAGGGGTTTGGAATCGTGCGGCTCAAGTACGGGCAGTCGTGGCCGTTGACGCGGGCTCACAGCGATTCGGTGTGGGTCGAGTTTGTCTGCGGGTACGGCGTCAGTGAGGCCGTGCCGGAGCCCATCAAAGCGGCGATCCGCATCCACGCGGCACACCACTTCAGGCATCGTGAAGGCGAGCCGGTCCCCAGTGCGTTCCTTGACAAGCTAAGACCGTTCCGCGCCTCGCAGTTCGTGACTTCCCATGGTTAGGCGACCACCGGCGGACGCCGGCAACTACGACAAGCGGATGACGCTGCAAACGGCAACGGAGACCAGCACACACGGAACCATGACGAAGGCGTGGGCCACGCTGGCGACGATGGATTGTTCCTTGTGGCCGCTGAGTGGGGTGCAGTATTTCACGGCCCAGCAGGTTCATGCCAGAGTGACCCACATTGCCCGAACGTGGTACAGGAGCGACATCACGCGACCGGCACCGAAGATGAAAATGGTGCTGAGCGAAGAGTCGCGGACGTTTGAGATCGAGTCGGTGATTGACGTTGACGAGGCGCATGAGGAATTTGAGTTCCGTCTGGTAGAGACCGTATGAGTCAAATGCACTTCAGCTTGACCGGCGACAAGGCGTTGATGCGAGCGCTGGCAGTTCTGCCGGGCCGGGTGGAGCGTCGTGTGATCGGCAATGCTGCGCGGGCCGCAATGCGCCCGTTTATTACTGTTGCCAAGCGGAACGCGCGAGCATTAGGCCGGGGGAAAGAAACGCGGGCGGACAAGCAGTCACGAAGGGCGAGAGATGAATATCGTCTGGCAGAAACGATCGGGCAGGTGACGCGAACTTACCGGGGAACCAAGGCCGTTGTGGCGGGGCCGATGTATACCGGCCATGGGCTCAAGGGGCGCGTTGGCCACCTGGTAGAGATGGGCCACGTCATCAAGGTGCCACGTAAGGGGATCTGGCGGCACTTGTTGAAGCATAAGGCCGGCGGTCGGGTTCGCCCCTATCCGTTTATGAAACCGGCATGGGACGAAACTGCCAGCAAGGCCAAGCAAGTGCTTATCGCCAAACTGCGAGCTGGGGTCGAGCGAGAGGCCGCGTTGGCCCGGGGGAGCTGAATGGTATGCCTCACGCTACTCCAAGCCCTGCACGTCTACCTCGCCAGCAAGAGCGCGTTGACCAGCCTGGTGAGCACTCGGATCTATCGCGGCAAACGGCCCCAGACGACCACGACAAACCCGGCGATCACTTACCACAAGGTGTCTGGCAGCGACGAGCTGTATCAAGAGGGCGTGTCGACGCTTGGGGAAGCGCGGGTCGAGGTGGAGTGCTGGGGCAGTACGCCGGCGAGCGCCGAGGCCGTGCGCGAAGTGATACGCAACGTGTGTCAGAGATATTCGGGCACGATTACGTCGGGCGCGGAGAGTGTGGTCATCGTGTTGATGACGATGGAGACCGACGCGGAATTCTACGACGAGCCGGAAGACGGCAGCGACGCGGGCGTATTTTCCGCGACGGTTGATTTGCATATCTGGTGGAGGCCAACGGCCCCGACCGGGTGACATTCAAGAGGAGGTCAAGCGATGACTGCTTACATTTCAACGGGCATTACGGTGAGCTTCAGCACGCTTTCGGCAGAGCTGCTCGACGTGACCCACAGCGGCGAAGAGGCGGACCAGGTCGACGTGACGCACCAAACGTCGACCAGCGAATGGAGGGAGTTCTTGAGCGGGCTCAAGAATGGCGGCTCCGTGACGCTGACGCTTCACTTGGGCGGCACGGTGCCTGACGTGGCGACGAACGACACGCTGGTCGTTACCTTCCCCACGGGAGCCGGCACCTTCACGGCCTCGGCCAACCTGCAAAAGAACAAAGGCGTTGCCGGCAACCTCGGCGACAAGCTCATCGAAGAGGTGTCGTTCAAAATCACTGGAGTTCCCGCTTGGACCTGATAGGAGAGTTCGATGAATGACGATGTGGCGGCTGCCCCCGCCGGTGCTGTCCAAAGTACGCGACCGGAAGACACTCGCTTTGCCCGGGAGAACAACCTGGTCAAAGAGGACTTCGACGCGCCGGAAGAGTCGGCGATGTTGACGGCCAACGCGATCCAAGAGGCCGACGACAACACGCTTGATCGGGTGCCGGTGCCGGAGTGGGGCGGGCATGTCTTCGTCCGCAATCCGACCGGCGAAGAGAAAAACCAGTTCGAGCAAGAGGGCATGATCGGGAAGGGCAAGAACCGAGAGGTCAACCTGCGAGACTTGAACGAGCGGCTTGTGCTCTGGTTTGCGTGTGACGAGAACCGCAAGCCGGTTTTTGACTTGCCCCCGACAACCGACCCGAAGGCGCGGCGTCGGGCGATGATCAAGCCGCTGGAGTGGATGCGGAAGAAGAACTCCGCGCCGATCAACCGGATTGCCAACGCGGCCCTTGCCCTGGGTGGTTGGACTGAGGCGGACGTTGAGGACATGGTGGGAAACTCCGAGAGCGGCCCGAACTAGTTTGGTATCACCAACTAGCCCGGGCCCACGGCCTGCCCGTGCAGGAATACCTGCGGGGGGTGACTGGCCGTGACTTGGCGCGAGAGGAGGCGTTTGAGCGTGTAGCCGGCCCGTTGGGGGAGGACCGGCAGGATTGGCGTGTCGCCTGGCTGGCCTCTTGGGTCGTCAAAGCCGCTGGTGGTGGCAGCGATGTTACGGCGGAGGACTTCTACCGATGGTTTTTGCACGACACAGAGCAGAAGCGCGAGAACGAGCAGACGGAAGTGGAGATCCTCGACGAGGACGTTGAGGCAAGCGACCGCAAGGCCCGCGAGATCCAACAGTTTTTCGAGAGCCGTTTCCCCCGGGACAAAAAGGAAGAGGCAGGCGAGTAATGGCAACCGTTGGCGCAATGCGAGCCATCTTGAGCGTCAACTCTACCGCATTCCGGGCGGGACTGGGCGGGGCTCGTACTTCCCTGCTGACCTTCACGGGCGCTAGCAACACGACGACGGCGGCCGTGCTCCGCTTGGGCATGGCGTTGACGTCGGTCATTGGCCCGTTCATGGGCCTCTACGGTGCTATTCGCTCAGTTCGCGTGGCCGAGGCATTCCAGCAGGAGATGAACTCCAGCCTGGCGATCGTGGACAACGCCAGCACGGCGATACGAGAGCGGATGGAGAAGACCGCCTTCGAGGTGGCCTATGCCACCAAGTTCTCCATGGCCGAGGCGGCGGAGGCGTATTACTTCCTGGTGTCTGCCGGGCTTGATCTGGAACAGTCCATGAAGGCGCTGCCCCAGGTGGCCGCGTTTGCACAAGCCGGCATGTTCGATCTTGCGCGCGCGACGGAACTGGCTGCTGGTGCCCAGGCTGCGATGGGGATGAAGCTCAAGGACCCTGCGGCTAACCTCGTGCAGTTGACCCGGGTCACCGATGTGCTGGTGAAGGCGAACAAGTTGGCGCAGGCGTCAACAGAACAGTTCGCGACGGCCTTGGCCAACGATGCGGCCAACGCGGGCCGCATGGCAGGGCAGTCGATCGAGCAAGTTGTTGCAGTGCTGGCCGCATTTGCCGAGAAGGGGCTGAAGGGCGAGCAAGCGGGCACGTCATACGCGCGGGCCATCAACTACTTGAGCATCCAGGCCGTGGACAACGCCGATGCGTTTCGTGCGGCTGGTGTGGCCATGTTCGACGCCTCCGATAAGACCCGCACCTTGGTTGATGTGATTGCCGACTTGGAGCGGCGATTTGCTGGCATGACGGATCGGGAGCGCGTGGCCGAGCTGCAAACCTTGGGGTTCACGAAAAAGACCATCGCCCTGATGAATACGTTGCTGGGCACGTCGGAGAGCATTCGCGGTTTCACTACAGAGCTGAATGAGGCTGGCGGAACAGCCCAAGAGGTTTCCGAAAAGCAGCTCACCCCGCTCCGCAAGGCGTGGGAGCAACTCAAAGCAGTCATGACCCAGTGGTCAATCAACACTTTATCGCCCGCGATGGCCGAATTCGGAGAGGGGCTGTCGTTGTTACTTGATAGTACGCGGGAGTTGAACGAGGAAATGGCCACTCCAGGGATGGATGCGGACCGCTTCAAGGCCGTGAACATGGAACTAGAAGGGACGGCGGGCTGGATTGGTTACATGGCAGACTTGTGGGATTCCATGAAGGTTGTTCTCCGCTCGATTCAGGGCACCATAACGATGATTGGGGCCGGGATTGCAGAAGTTGCGAACCTCTTGACGTTTATGCAGTTTGAGTCTCTGGATAATGCGACCCAATCGCTATCCGACTCGGCGAACGCCGCATTCACCAAGGCTAGCGAGCAGTATGAAGCGATCAGCGAGAAGGCAACCAAGTCCGATTTGATGGTATTGGAAAAGGCGAAGAAGAATCTTGCGGAGTATAAGAAGCTAAAGGGGGTAGATGAGGACTCTCCGGTAGGTGCAACGGCCGCCGCCGTTACGCCGGCCTATGATCCAAAACGAGACCTTGCCAAAGCTGATCGGGCATTGGATGTTTCTTATTCAGCGGCCGAGAAACTTCTTTCGCAAAAGGCTTATGCGTCTGCCGATGCGGCCTTTGCCGCGGCTGATGCGGCCCATACTGCCGCCTACAAGGCCGCTGCGGACCGAGCCACAGTAAAGCCGACGGAAACACAACAGCAAAACGCGGTCGCAAAAGCCATGGGCGACACCTTGGACGACGGCATGGGCCCTCTTGAAGCCCAAATGAACAAGGCCAAGACCATCTTCAACCGAACCCGTACGCCGCTGGAAAAGTTCAACGCCCAAATGGAAGACCTCAACACGCTCCTGGAGGTTGGGGCGTTTGCCGGCATGGGTGGGCAAGAGACATACGACCGGGCAGCCAAAGCGGCTCAAGAGGCGTACGACAAGGCATCCGGGTCTGACAAGGGGCGAGCCGAGCCGCCCGCGTTGGCCCGACTCGGTAGCCAAGATATGTATGAGATGATCCGCCAGAACCGCATGGGCGACACGGGCAAGGAACAGCCGCTCGTCAAAGAAATGCAGTACGTCGGGGCGGGTGTTGCCAACGTAGTCGATGGCATTGGCGATATGACCGACGAGCTACGCGACTTAAACCGGAAATTCGATGGCGGAGAGGAGCTTGACTGGTGAGCATTCTCTGGGTACGGATCGAGCCTGATTCTGGTGGGGGGAAAACCGACGTTTCCTCTGCCGGCAAGAACACGACTTACCACAAAAAGCTGATCGTCCTGACCGACGACTACAACGATGGTCCGCTTACGATTGCGGCCCACTCGGACTTCCCGAAACCCTTCGAGGTGTATTCCGCCGGATCGGATTACGATGCCGACGCTGTGGCAACGGGGGTCACATGGGCACGCGACAAGAAGCAGCCGAAGCTCTGGCGGGCTCGTGTTACGTATACAGTCATGCCGGGTATTGACACCACTGGTGGTGGCGGGGCTGATATCACGTCCTATTCACCAAGCGTTCGGACGTGGAAGATACCATACGAAGAGGTAGTGTGGATGGCCCGCCGGCAATTGGTCGGCACTACCTGGACTGCCCCTGCAGAGACCTTCACGGTAGCGATGGCGCGGGCCCGTGAGCTAGTACGCAACTCTGTCAATGAGATGTTTGCCACGGGGATTGCCACGCTCAAACACGCTTTGGCAGTCGAGCTAGGATTCTACTCGTGGAACTACAGTCTGACCCAGGCTGACGCCTACGAGGATGTAGTCAACTCTGACACGTTCTGGGGATTTTCCCCGGGTACGGTGAAGATGGTCTCAATCAGTGGCGCAAGCACCAGCGTACAAAATTCAGTTGTCTACCGCGTGTCATACGAGTTTCATATCCGGAGTGACGGATGGGGCGAGCCAATTGCAGACCACGGCTATAACCAACACACGGCAACCGGCTCCGTTCCTACTGGAGTGCGGGCTGTGCTGGACAACCTCGGAAGAACGAAAGCGACGCCGAGCCTATTGGACGGGGCGGGCTATGCTGCCGGCGGTGTGTCGGCTCCCATCGCAGTGGGCGGAACGCCCTACCTGGTGAAATGGCATCACCTGGAGGCGGCTCCGTTCCTAACCCTTGGGCTGCCGACTCGGGCGAGTCTCGCCATTACATGAGGTTTTGCAAATGGCCTTCATGCGTATGTCACCAGCGACCGGCCGGCGGTTCCAGGGGGCCATGCGGCTTGGTGATACGCGACCTCATGGGTTTCGTGGGATCATGCCCATGTCCGGCCATGTGGCCGGTGACGAAGAAACGATAGCGATTGAACTGAACGCGACCCTCGTGGCATCAGGCAGTGCAGCCGCATACGTGCGAGTGCGAAACCCGGCCAGCGGGGCCTACACGACCGACACGGGCGATGCCATTACCGTGAAGGACTCGCGAGAGGTTGGCTACAACGGAGTAAGCGGGGCCAAAGGTGCTGCGATAGTCAAGTTTTTGAGCGACGGCACGCGATACGGCGAGCTGGTCGATTTAGAGTGCCCATAATTGGAGGTTTGACCCATGTCGACAATCAGCCGCGCCACATACAAGACCAGCATCAACGCCACGCTCTTGCTCGAAGGCCCCGAGGTTGAGGACCAGAAACTAACGCCGTCCAAAGTGAATGCGGATGAGGTGATATTCACCCCAACGTCAACACCGCCGGGCTCTCATTATCTGGTCGAGGAAATCCTGCTCGCCAGTTCAGGGGCCCAGAGTGATACGATCGACCTGGCCGCGTGGTCGGATACCGAGGGAGCGACGAAAAACTCGGTGGGCCTCAAGGTGCAGGCAATTCGGGTAACGGCACTCTCGACCAACGATGGTGATTTCACAATCGCCGGTGGCGATGCGGACGCATACGAACTGTTCGGCGTGGGCAACGAGGTTGACATACCGCCCGGGGCTGAGATGAGCTTTCGGTTTGGCGACAACCTGGCCGACATCGGGCCCTCTTCGGGCGGTGGAGATACAGACATCAAATTCAGCGGGACCGGCGGCGATACGCTGACGGTGGAGATGATCATCGGATGAGTTGGCGGTGGTGTTGTTGCCGACGAGGATGTAGCGATGCGGTCGACTGCTATCCTGACGGAATGACTGGGCTTGAGGTTGTGATACCAGGCGGAGCGTTTGCCCAGGATTTTTGCACGGGGTGTGGCGACCTCAGTGGCAGTTACGCTTTGACGCTCCAACCATCGGGTTACTACGAATACAGAGCTGCCACCTACTGCGCCTGTCTTGGCTGTGGATATTGGGGATTGTGGATATACGCAACAATTGTGTGTAACGAACAGGCACCCCCAAACTGCACGATTGCAGCGAACATCCGAATTGATCGTCCAGACGGTTTTGGCGGTTGGGATTATCAACGATGGGTATACGACGGCCCGCAGTTTTACGCTACGCCACCATCGTCGTGGTCAGTGGATTTTCTAACGTCGGAGAACATAGGAAATCCTTGTGCTTCTGGCTGGCCCCCGGTGTTCAAATGGCCTTACAACATTGACATATACCCGGCAACTCTATCAATCAGTGCAATTGTCCCGTAGCATGTCTGACTGTGTATTGACCCCACTCGCCGACGGTCGAGGCTTCTGCCACGAATGCGACCCCGACGCTAAGCAACCGATAAAGCTACACACGAAACGCAATTGTCCGGTGCGTCCCGTGATTGTCTTGACGCGACAAGAGCTTATCGAAAAAGACATCGCCGATGACATCACCCCCGACACACGGCAAGCGGAAGAAATCCACAAGACCCTAGCCGAGAAGTGCTTCAACGGTTGCCGCAACTGGCGGCGCTACTGTCGCGCCATCCCTGGTCCGCCCGAAGAACAAGCGCAGCGGTTCGTTGAACACTTGCTTGCGGCCGACTGCGACCAGTTCACCACGAAGCCGGGGGGAGGTTGACTCGATGAGCGACCCAACCCCAAGCGAAATCAAAGCCGCTTGCGCGCGGATTCGTGCCAGGTGGTCTGTTGCGACCGAGCGAGCCCGGCGGGGAGTGGTGGCCGATCAATACCACTTCCCGAGCGGCCGGGTTGTGGACACGCCCGACGGCCCCCGGGTTGACGTGGTGGAATGACAACCCAAGGAATCGAACGATGAGAATCAACGTCCCAAGCGGGCTGGCGTCGGACGTCCTCTTCCTGGCCGGGTGCGGCATGTTCCTGGTAGGTGCGTGGTCGATGAGTTGGCCGGCTGGGCTGATGGGAACCGGGTTGGCGGCGATCGTGCTGGCCGTCGTGTTGCGGGGGACGGACTTGATGGGCAAAGGGAGAAAGCGGAGATGAACAACCAACTGAACCCTGGGACCGCTACCGTCTGCCGGCGTTGCGTTCACCTCGTGGTCGATGCGTTCGATCGGGGCCACGCCAACCCGTGCAAGATGAATCGGTGGGAGGAAACCAAGCACGTCGAGCCGGAGCTTTCGAGTGATGGTCAATCGTGTGGCGGGTTCGAGCCAAGAGCGGAAG